GGAGCTCACTTGGCCGCGGGGTTCCACCCGGCGCCCCGCGGTCCCTCTACGGAAGGGAAACCGCATGACCGAGCACGAGAAGCGCAGGCCTGGGCGGCCACGCAATACGCATGAGGACGAACCCGAACACGAGGTCGAGGTCGAGAAGCCGAAAGGCACCATGGTGACCTATCGGCCGCTCGATCCCGGCGATCCGGTCACCACCGTGTGGGCCGGCGAAAGCGATGCAGCCGGCGTGACATTCGAGGCCAACGTGCCCAAGCGGGTGACCCGCAAGGACATCATCGCGTCGGCGAAAACCAACCCGTGGTTTGAGGTCGAGGGCCACCCGCGGGCGAAGCGGGTCAGGCCGACGGCCGAGCCGATCACGCCGCCCGGCAAGGACATCGACCCGGTCGCGCTCGATGACCGCAAAATGATCGAGGACGATTGATGAGCCGCACGCGGGCAGACCTTGTCTCGAAAGCGCTCGATGTTCTCGGTATCTCGGCGGTCGGCCAGACGGTCGACGCCGACACCGCCAAGATCATCGACGACGACGTGGACACGGTGCTTAAGGCGCTTGCTGCCCGCGAGCTCGTCTACATCCCCAACCCGGACGCGGTCCCGGATGAGATTTTCATTCAGACCGCGATCCTGCTCGCCGACAGCAACAAGCAGAATTTTGGGCTCCAACAGGACGAGCTCGACAAGCTCAACGCCCAGGTGCTGCAGGCCGAGAGCCAGATCCGCGAAATCGTGCGCGGACGACCGACCTATGAGCGGTTGCGCACGGAGTATTATTGATGCCGGCGCCGCCGAAAATCCCGTTTCCGTTGACTACTGCCCCCGGCGGTCATCCGGTCGAGGGCGCCGGGCGTCTGATCAACTGCTCGGCTGAGCCGATCGTTGATGGGCGCTCGGTGCGCCATCGGCAGCCGGGCCTCGCGACGTTTGCGACCACCGCGCAGGCCGGCTACCGCGGCAGCCTGCTGGTCAACAATTTCCTGTTTGCGGCGTTCAATGGCCGGCTGCGCAAGATCGACGCAAACGGGGTCGACGCCGACGTTGGCGCGCTCGCCGGCACGAAAAAGGTGCAGATGGCGCGCAACAATCTGGTGCCGACGTGTCAGGTCGCGATCGTCACCGAGAACGGTGCTTTCCTGACCGACGCATCGGGCGCGGCGCCAATCGCATGGCCGGATGCCGATCTGCCGTTTGCGAATTCGGTGTGCTTCCAGGACGGGTATTTCTTCTTCGGCATCGGCGATCGGCGGGTGTTTGCCACCGGCATCAACTCGAGCTCGGTCGACCCTTTGTGCTTCACGGTCGCGGAGAGCAAGGCACAGGACGCGCTGATCCGCGTGGTGGCGCACAAGGGCCTGCTGTTCATCTTTACGACGGCGGGCTGCGAGGTGTGGTCGGACACCGCAAACCCGCCTCCAGGCTTCCCCTATTCGCGCCTCGCCGTGCTCGATCGCGGCCTGATCGCTCCCACCGCGCTCGCCGGCTGGGAGGAGGGTTTCGGCAATCTGCTCTGGGTCGGTGATGATTGCGGGGTCTACCGGCTCGGGACCGGCCTCCAACCCGACAAGGTGTCGCCTCCTGATCTCGATCGCCTCATTCAAGCGCAGGCGAAGGTAGATCCGACACAACTGGAGGCCGGCTGCTACACCCACGAGGGCAAGTCGTTCTGGACAATCTCGGGGCCAAGTTTCACCTGGGAGTTTGGCCTCGGCGCGCAGAAGTGGAACGAGCGCGCCAGCCTGCTCACCGGTCAGTTCACCCGCTGGCGCGGCATTGGCGGCACCCTTGCGTTCAATAAGTGGATCCTTGGCGACACCCAGTCGGGCAAGCTGGGCGCGATCGACGGCGCCACCTTCACCGAATACGGCGTGCAACAGGTGTGCCGGATCGAAAGCGGGCCGGTGGCGGATTTCCCGGTGCGCACCAGGGTGGCGCGGGCGGATTTTGAGTTTCAGCCGGGCGTCGGCATCGCTACCGGCATCGACCCGATCCAGGTCGATCCGACGATCGAAATCTCATGGTCGGACGACGGCGGCACCAAGTGGAGCGTGCCGATCATGCGCAAGTTGGGCAAGCAGGCCGACGGCCGGCACGCCTGTTACGCAACCTCGCTCGGCATGTCCGGTCGTCACGGCCGGCGCTGGCGGCTCGACATCGCCGACCCGGTCTACATCGGCCACCTGGGCGGCACGCAATCAACCACTGTGAGGGCACCGTAATGGCCCTGCAGCAACCCAAGCCGCTGCCGCAACAGCCGCACGTTCCGCTCGTCACGGTCGACGGCGGCATCGCGGCGGTGCCAACGCCGTGGATGGAATGGTTGCAGTCGATCGATCGGGTCGCGCGGTCGATGGCGACCGGGAACGTCGGCGGCCTCGTCAATGCGGCGAACGACGCCGCCGCGGCGACGGCCGGCGTGCCGATCGGCGGCCTCTATCGAAGCGGCAATGCCGTGCAGATCAGGGTGATCTAAATGGGCCTGTTCGACATTTTCTCATCCGCACCGCAGGAGCAGGCGGCCGCTGCTCAACAGGCCGCGCTGCAAAGGGGGCAACAGCAGGGCCAGGATCTGCTCAAGACCGGGCTCGACACATCGACCGGGCAGTATACCCAGGGCGTCACGCCGTTCCTGCAAAATCTTGGGACAACGCAGGCGGGCCAGACCGCCTATGCCAACGCGACCGGCGTCAACGGACCACAAGGCAACGCGAACGCCGTGGCAAATTTCCAGGGCAGTCCCGGCTACCAGTATGGGGTCGATCAGGCAACCCAGAATTACATGCGCAACGCGGCCGCGACCGGCTCGCTCGGCTCGGGCAACACGGCGGCGGGGATTACTACGCTCGCGCATAACCTCGCCAATCAAAACTGGCAGCAATACGTCGGCAACCTGCAACCCTTTATCGGCGCCTCGACCGCCAACGCGGGCGGCGCGCAGGCGGGCTACAACGCAATGGCAGGCAACACGGCGCAGAACTATGGCACCCAGGCCAGCATGGCCTACGGCACCAATGTCGGCATCGGCAACGCGCAGGCGGCAGCCGCTCTGGCGCCGCAACAGGCGTCACAGAATATGTGGAATTTCGGGCTCAACGCCGCCAAGGCGGCGGCGGCCTTCGTCTAAAGGGGATAAGCGCCAATGGCTTCATGGGATCAAAGCCCAACGAACATCGCCATGCCGGCGGCAGATTTCTCGGCGCTGGGCGCGATCGGCGATGATTACCGCAAGCGGCAGGACGAAAGGCAGCGGCAGGAACTGCAACGACAACTGTTTCTGCAACAGCAGCAGCGGATGCAGCAGGGCCAACCGCAGCAGGGGCAGGTGGGACCAAACGGCCCGGTCCTCGCGCCGCAGGGTGCCATACCAGTCAATTCAGCGACCGGACAACCAAACTATGCGGCGCCGGCAGGTGGTTTTCTGCAGGGCGGAAACTTTCCCGGATTAGCCTCCGGGCTCACTGCGTTTGGCAATACGGTCGGCAATTTCTTGATGCCCAGCGGCATCGGAAACCCGACATAAAGCGAGAGCACTAATGCCCGCCTGGGACAATGCTCAGCTGCCGGCTCCGCCGAGCCTCGTGGTACCGAAGGCGGACTTCTCCGCGCTCGGCGACCTCGGCAATGCTTACTACCAGGGCCAAAATCAGCAGCGCCAGCAGGCGATCCAGACTGCATTCAAGGAAGGTTTCCCGAAGGACGCCTCTGGACAGCCCGACTATAAGGCGGCCGCCCAAAAGCTATTTCAACTTGGCGACTATGCCGGCGGCACGCAATTCCTGCAACTTGAGTATGGCATGCGGCCTGTGCCAAAACCGGAGAGCCCCTATGGAATAGGCACGCCGGATCAACCGGCGCAGCCGGCTGCGCAACGTCCCATGTCGCCGCAGCCCGACGCGCCTGTGCAGCAAGAGCCGCAGGGCCCGACGCAGGCCGGGATCGGCCCGATTGCTGATGCGACGGTTGGGCCGGCGCAGAATATCCCGCCCAACATGTCGACCGTGCAGGCGGTCAACAATGTGAACAGGACCGGACAGGTGGTCCCGCCGGGCCCTGCAGGGCCGCAGGCGCAAGCGGCGCCGGCCTCTGTCGGGCCACAAGCGGGACCGCAACAGAGCGTATCCACGGCCGCGGATGCACTGGTGCCAGGGCCGTTCAAAAGCAAGGGTGCGGTCTGGTTTCGTGACTACCTCAACACGGAGGCCAACAACTTGCGGCAGCAAGCGCAGGAGATTGACCAGAAAAGCGCGGCAATGAAGGTGAAGTATGACACCAAGCCAATGCTTGATCGCGCGGCGCAATATGATGAAAGGGCAAAAAAGATCGACGAGACGCTCGCGGCTGCGGGTCTTGAAACTGAAAAAACCTATCGCGGCGAAGAGGCAAAGCGCGGCGGCGCGCTCTACAACGGCATCCAGGGGGCAGCACGCGCCTACGATGAAATGCGCCCGCATCTCGATGCGATGAGCTCGATTTTCAAGGATCCCAATTTCTATTCAGGCACGGGGAGTCAGCTAAATCTCGCCTATAAGCGTGCACTCGTCGCGCTCGGCGGTGATCCAAACGTCGCGCTCCCGCAGGAGGCGATCAAGAAGGTGCTGGCGCAGAACATCCTCAATCAGGTCAACCAGTTGAAATCGGAAGCTGGCGCTATGGGCCAGGGCGGCGGTCGCATCTTCCAGTCGCAGATCAAGCTGATGGAAGATGCAGCGCAGAAATCCGACAACAGCCCGGCGGCGCTGCGCTACCTGACCGAGCTCGGATACAGGACCGGTCAGCACATTCAGGAGGTGCAAGATCTCGCCGACAAATACAACGGCGGCCGCCTCGACAACGGCTTTAACCCGATCCTCGCGAAATACAATCGCGAGCATCCAATGTTCAGCGCGGCGGAGATGAAAGACATTCGCCTCGTGGCGCCGCCGGAATTTACGAGCCCCGCACAAGTTCAAGCGTCGGGCTTGCCGAAGGGCTCGCCGTTCAAGTTTCAAAAACCTGACGGCACATTCGGGATCAAATACGTGCCATGAACGACTGGGTCGCCACATATACAACCGATCCAGCGACGGGGCGCCAGATCACCCGGATCGGCCCCGCGGGGAGCGGCCCGCCGACGCAGGCACAGCAGCCCGGCGGCGACCCGTGGGCGGCGTTTCCGGACGCTGCGCCCGCCGCGCCCGCTGCGCCGGCGACCAGTGCGGCGAAAGGCGACCCGTGGGCGGCGTTCCCCGACACGCCGCCAGAGGCAAAGTCTGGAAGCACCCGCACGGTCGGCACCGGCGAGGCGCTCGGCGCCGGCCTCGCGGAGGGGCTGAGTTTCGGGCTTGCGCCGGCAATAGCTGGCGTCGCCGAGACTGGCGGGCCGGTCACGCCGAGCGGAAGCGAGGCAAGCGACGCGGTGACTAAGTTTTTGCTCGGCGCGGGACACATGATCGCGGACAAGTTTTCCAATCATCCCGACCCGGCCGTGACCGAGGCTTACAACCGCGGCCGCGAACGGGCGCTGCAGGATCAGCAACTCGCTCAAGAGCAGCATCCTTATGCGTTTGCCGGCGGCCAGCTTGCCGGCGCGCTCGCCGTGCCGATCCCTGGGCTCAGTGCTGCAAGGGGCGCGACCACGCTCGCAAGGGTCGGGCGCTCGGTCGGCGCGGGCGCTGTCGGCGGCGGGCTGTACGGTGGCGGCTCGGCGGTGAGCGAAGGCCAGGGCGCGGCAGGAATTGCTACGGGCGCGGCGCAGGGGGCGGGCGCCGGAACGCTGTTTGGCGCCGCCGGCGCCGGCGCCGGCGAGACTGTTTCAAAGGTTGCCAAACGTGTTGGGTCGCTGTTCCGCGGTGCGGTGAGCGACGAGAGCGCCAGGACCGAGGCGGCGCGCAAGATTGTTGACACAATCCGTGCCGATCACACGGCGGCCGAGGAGACGGGCCGTTCGATCCGGTTCGATCCGGCGGCGGTTGCCGAGGCGAACGTCGCCGGCACGCCGAGGGCGATTGTCGACACCGGTGGCGAGCGCACGCGAGCGCTGTTCCGCTCGGCCGCCAATGTCTCGCCCGAGGCGCGGCAGGCTGCTGAGGATTTCACGCAAAGGCGATATCGTCAGCAGTCGCAGCGGGTCGCGCCCTATGTCCGCGATCTTGCTGGAGGGATGGCTGCGGGGGATGACGTAGAGCGTCTGGCGGCGGCGGCGCGACGTGCAAACAAGCCGCTCTATGATCGGGCCTACGCGAGGGGCGATCGGCCGATCAATACGCCCGGCCTTGAGCAACTCATGAGCAGCGAGGCCGTGCCGCAAGCGATGGCGGGCGCAGTCCAACGCGGGCGCAACCGGGCAGCCCTCGACGGTTATGGTGCGTTCAATCCAAAGGTCAAGGTTACGCCTGACGGTCAGGTGGTGTTTCAAAAAGGCGCCAATGGCCTGCCGGCCTATCCCAACCTGCAATTCTGGGATTACACGCAGCGAGAATTAAAGGACATGGCGAGCGCGGCCGAGCGTGCCGGGCGCAAGGAGGAGGCAGGCACGCTCAAGGGGCTGCACGCAAAACTGCTCGACGAGCTCGACAAGGCGGTGCCGGAATTCGGCAATGCGCGAGGGGTTGCGGCTAGGTTTTTTGGAGCGGCCGACGCGCACGAGGCTGGCGCCGATTTTGTCAGGCGCAACGTCGACTGGCGTGAGGCCCGCCGGCTGCTCTCGACAATGTCGGATCCTGAGCGCGAGCTATTCGCGCGGGGATTTGCGTCGCGTCTCGCGGACGAAATCGAGAAAGCCGGCAACCGCGGGAACGTGCTCGACAGCATCTTTCTCGACAGCCCGCTCGCCAAGCGCAAGATCGACATGGCGTTGGGTCCGCAGCGCGCGAACCAGCTTGAGGCTCTTCTGCGGGCCGAGGCACTGATCGACAAGGCGCGCCAAGCCCTCGGAAATTCGACCACGGCGCGTCAGTTGAAGGAGCTCGGCATGACCGCTGGTCACGGCCTTGCGGGTGCGGGCGCGGTCGGCAGCCTGGAAGCTATCAAGGAACATGATTTCCAGCCGTCGCATGTCATCGCTGCCGCGCTCCTCGTTGGGGCGGCCCGTCACGGCGCACATATAGTCGACGATCGCGTGGCTCGCCACGTTGGCGAGCTCCTTGTCTCCCGTGATCCGCGCGAGCTCGCACGCGGTCTTGAGATCGTCACCAGAAAGCCCGTGCTGATGAATGCTCTGCGGCAGGCGACTGCCGGCACCGCTCGCGTCGGCGCACACGACATCGGTACCCGCAAGGTGCTCGCCGGCGCCGGCGCTCTTCTGGAGAGCTCGCTTGGTGGCGAAGAGGGCGGGCACCATGGGATCGACACGCTTTCCGATCAGGTGGGACAATAGGCGTTTAAACAATGGCCGGCACCCTCCCAGGCATCCCGCTCAGTCAGCAGTTCAGCGCTCTCGGCAAGCCGCTGGCGGGATGCTTGCTGTACATCTATGCCGCAAATACCACAACACCACAAGACAGTTTTCTTGACCAGGGCCTGACGATCAAAAACCCGTGGCCGCTCGCCGGCGACAACAGCGGCCGGGTGCCCATGTTCTACCTCGCGGATGGCTCGGTGCATGTGCGGCTGACCGACAGCGGCGGTGTGGTGCAATTCGACTATCCCAGCATGCTGGTCGTCGGCCCCTCAAGCGGCACCGGCGGCGGTCCTGGCCCAGGCGTGGATCCGGCGGCCATCTTCCAGGCTGGCGATGTCATCTGGCTGGACGTGCCCGGCCCGCGCGTTGGTTGGGTGCGTGACAACGGCAGGACGATCGGCAACGCGGTGAGTGGCGCGGGCGAACGTGCAAACGCCGACACGCAAGCGCTGTTCGTGTTTCTGTGGAACACCTACGCTGACACGATCTGCCCGGTGATTGGCGGGCGCGGCGCGAGCGGGCTCGCGGATTTTACTGCAGGCAAGCAGATCACGTTGCCCGACAAGCGCGGCTACGTGCCGGTCGGCGACACCGCGATGGGCAACGCCGATACGGCGGGACTTGCCAGCGCGCCGATCGTGCAGGGCAATCCGACGACGGCCGGTTCAAAGGTCGGCGAGGCGGCGCATAAACTCTTGGTCGGCGAGGCGCCAACCGGGCTGTGGACGTTCGCTTTCGCCGACGCGCAACATTCTCATAATCTTGTAAACCCGTTTAGTGCTGGGTTTATTGTCAACGCAGGTGGGGGGCTCTGGAACGGAGGCGCCGGCGGAACCGCGACAGCAGCAACCACTGACAGTCGTTTCTCTGGCGTCACTGCGTCGATGAAAGACAATGCCGGCAACGGCACGCACAACAACACGCCGCTCAGTGTTGTTGGCACCTTTTTCAGGAAACTGTGATGTACGCAAACCCTATCCTGTTTCCCCAAGTTACCAACCGCGAAAGCTGGGTGCCGGTGATCGAGCTCCGCGACGACGACACCGGCGACCCGATCGACCTGTCGGGGCTTACCTCGATCCAGCTTGAGGTGCGCATCATTGGCCGCAGCGTCGGGCATTGGTCGACCCCCATGGCGCCCTGGTACGACGACCCGCCCGAGGCGTATCCGATACTCACGGCGTCGCTCGGCAACGGGATCGCGATCCTCGACGTGGGGTATTTCCAGGTGGTTTTCCCGGAAACCAAGATGCGCACGCTCAAGGCCGGGACATACCGCGTCGGTTGCGTTGCCTCGGACGGCTCGGACCAGGGAACACGACAACTGTTCGTCGCGCAGTTGCCGGTGATCGACGGCGGTGTGACGTACTAAAGGAGGCAGCAATGCTGCCCTTTGCCTATCGGGTCAACGTCTCGGCGTCGTTTCCGACCCAGGTGGTCGCGATCGATGGCGTCGAGGTGACGAAGAAAAACGGCATCTACACGATCGGCTCGGCTTATGAGGTGCTTGCGGCGCTGAGTGCAATACCGGTTCCCGACGAAAAAATGGTCAAGGTGTGGGACCGCGTCAGCGGCGTCTATAACACGATGCCGTTGTCGATCGTGGTAGGAAGCGGCGGTGGCGGCGGTGGCGCGTACAGTTTTAATACGATCACCGTGCAGTCTGGCGTGGGCTATCTCGCGTCGATCCCAGATGATCTCATCATTGTCGAGAAAGCTGCCGGCAGTCCGACGCAGGTGACGCTCGTCGCTGCAGGGTTACGTACCCGCGGGCCGGTCTACATCAAGGACGGCAAGGGTGATGCCGACACAAACAACATCACCGTAACGTTCAATGGCACGGAAAAGGCTGATGGCCTGGGTTCTGTCGTCATTCGCACGAAATTCGGCGCTGCCTCCCTCGCGCCAAATCCCACCGGCGGGTGGGTCATCCTTAGCTTTGGGTAACGACATGAAACGTATCCTGTTTGCACTCGCGGCGGCCCTACTCTCGACCCAGGCGGTCGCGCAGACGCAATTCCCACCCAGCACTTTGTGGGGAAATTTTACCACGAGCTCCGGGCTGCCAAATACGGTGCCGGTGCCGAACTGTCCAACGGGGGCGCTTAATTACACGCTGGGCGTCGGCTTTGGTTGCGGCACTGGCATCGCCGGGGCCGTCAGCAGCGTGACCAATTCGGACGCGACGCTAACGATTGCGCCGACGACGGGCAACGTCGTCGGTTCGCTGAACCTCGCTCACGCCAACACCTGGACCGCCCTGCAGACGTTCAATGCGGGGGCGTCGATCAGCGCGCTCAAGCTGTCGGGGATTACGGGGTCGTCGCAGTGTCTGCACGCCGACACCGCGGGGAATGTTTCCGGCACCGGATCGGAATGCGGCAGCGGTGGCACCGGCGTCACCTTTGCGAACCCGACCGGGGTGGTTGGCCCGACTGCCGTGAATGGCGCTGCGTCCAACGCTCTGCGCAGCGATGCGGCGCCGAGGCTGCAGCCGTTCACTCAGGCCGGCACCGGTGCCGTGCCTTACGACGTATGGTCGAAGATCGGCCAGACCATCAGCGTGAGAGACTTTGGCGCCGTTGGCGACGGTGTTGCTGATGACACGAGTGCAATTCAGGCGGCAATCAATGCGGTGCTCGCTGGAGGCGGCGGCACACTGTACTTCCCGCGATCCGCGGCGGGCCAATGTTATAAGGTTGCGGGTGCGCCGGCCGCGCTCACAATCGATGAGACAGCAGCGACATCGACGGTCTTTATCAACCGCATCCACCTTGTGGGTGCCGGGCCATCGTCCACGTGCATCGCCTATGGTGGGAACGGCACACTCTTGAGCTACATCGGTGCCACAAACAGGCCTGAGGGCTTTTTTCATCTGGAGCATATCCGGCTGCAGGGCATCCATCCCGGCGCCACCTTTGTCCCCAGCAGCGTCGGTTTAAAATTCAACAAGATGGCCTATGGCGTCGTCCGCGACGTGGTCATCGCTGAATTTGATCTCGGGTGGGACAATGTCGATGCCGATCAGATATCGGTCTACGACACGCACGTAGTGTGGAACAATGGCGGCATTCATTGGAATGCTGCTGTTAGTGTGACCGAGCCGAACAACTGGACATTCATTAACCCGGACATCGGCGGCAACATCACCTACGGGGCCAACGGCACGCATCTGAATGGGTTTGAATTTATCGGCGGAGGTTTCCAGTACAACGGCCGACTCGGCGTTGCCGGTTCTGGCGGCGTGCTCATTAGCGATCCTGGCGCCGGGTATGGCGCGATCAGTTTCCGGGGCGTGATTTTCGAGGGCAATGCTGGGGACGCGGATATCTCCGTCTCACAGAATGCGAACCAGTCCGCGATCACTGTGATGGGATCGTCATTTGAGCGAACGATGCCGCCAGTGGGAGTTGTTACGGGGGCCGTGAGTGGCGCCGGCGCGGCTTGCCGTTTGACAATTACTGGCGGCACCGGCGGGTTTACCAATGGTCAGAAATTGTGGGCAACCGGCATCAATGGTGCGACCGGCTGCAATGCAGAAGGCACGGTGTCAATTGTCAATGGCACGCAGATTGATCTGGTTGGGACAACTTTCGGCGGCACCTATACCAGCGGCGGGACGGTCGGGTGGAACGGCTATGCGACCAATCGCATCAAGATTTCCGGCTCGCACGCCTCGACGCTGGTGATATCCAACGGGACAAACTTCAAGAGCACGAGCGACATTGGCGGCTATCAGCCCTCGGCGGCGCGGCCGACGTTTGGCATTTCAAACACGGCGATCAATATCCGCGACGATGGGTCGACGTTTTTTATGGACCCGACCGAGGCGGCGCCGCCGTATCCAGTGGGGAACGCGGTTGCTGTAGCGACCAAGAACACAGCCAAGCCTACGCTTGGTATTCCCGATACTGTGCAACAGATCCTCGGTGCCAATGGAGGCAACGCAAGGCAGACCATTTTTGCGGCGTCCGGCTCACCAGCGCTGAATTTCTTCACGTCGGGTGGGACACTGGCGGCCCCTTCGCCGACGGCGCAGGGCACGCTGCTCGCTGCCATCAGCGGGGCCGGATACGGCGCAACGACGTATTCTACGGGCGGCGGCGCCCTGATCGAGATGGTTGCCACCGAGACATACAGCGACACAAAGCAGGGCGCATCAATTCAATTCTTAACTACGCCCACCGGCACAGCGTCATTGACATCGACCGTGGCGATGCAAGCGAGCGGTGGATTATCGGTCGGCAGTGCCAATGTCGGCATAGACGGCGGCAACGGGGTGGTTGTCTCGACGGGCGCTAAGTTTACCGGGATCACGGGCGGCACACGGTGCCTGCACGTCGATACGACCGGTCTTGTGTCCGGCACCGCGTCTGACTGCGGAGCCGGCGGGGGCGGAATTACTGGTGTCAGCAGTCCCGCCAGCACGATCGCGGTTGGGGGAACGACGGCGGTTACTGTCGACCTGAACCTCGGGCACGCCAACACCTGGACCGCCCCGCAGACCCTCAGCGGTCTCACTCTATCCGGTGTCACTGGCGCAAGCTCTCAATGTTTGCAAGCAAGCACAATCGGTGTCGTTTCTGGCACGGGCGCGGCGTGCGGTTCTGGGGGCGGTGGCGTCAACGCGATCACTAGCACGGGGACTACCTTAGCGGTTAGTGGAACCACCACAACAAACCTGGAGATCAATCTCGCTAAGGCCAATACTTGGAGTGCGGCGCAGACATTTAGCGCGGGAGTGTCGAGTAGCACGTTGGCACTGTCCGGCATCACTGGCTCAACCCAATGTTTGCAGGCCAGCGCCACAGGTGTGGTGTCCGGAACTGGCGCGACTTGCGGCTCGGGCGGAGGTGGGGCCGTCAATAGCGTCAGCAACGCCGACAGCACACTGACAATCGCACCGACGACAGGAGCGGTGGTGGCATCGCTCGCTCTCGGCCACGTCAACAACTGGTCGGCGCTGCAAACATTTTCCAGCGCCAACGTCGGTGGCACAAGCGATCCAGGAGCAGGCAATCTTACAGTTGCCAATGAGATAACCTGGGGCGGGTCAGCGGGGACTTCGTTCAGTCCGGTCATTACGAATGTAACCGGCACTTTTACGTCCGCCGGCGCCTCTGCGGTATATAGAAAGTGGGGCAAAATCGTACTCATGAGAGTGACGATAGGTATCCCTACGGTCGGTACAGCGACCGGTCGTATACTTATGACCTTGCCGTTGCCAATATCATCGACCTTGAACTATGCACTTGGCTGTTCAGGGCAGAGCAGGCTCAAGGGGATAATATGTTTTATATTAGACAGCGCGACGCAACTAAGCATCAGCTATTATGACGGCACAACCACCTGGGTAAATGGTGATCAAATCAACATGGGGATCATGTATGAGACGCCGTAAGCCGGATCAAAGCCCCTCCTCGCCGCCGCATGCCCATTCGGACAGCACGTAGACGAGGACAACCAGCACCATGCCCAGGATGACATCCATGGCCGCAATTCTACCGCTCTCGCTATCCCGTTGTCTAGCGGTTGCTGTGTCGGTTGGCATAGGTCTCTGCGCCCCCGTGTTCGCACAGTCTCCGGCACCGGTACCGCCATCCCCGACGCTCGACCAGCGCATCGGTACGCAGATCGGTGCGCTGGTAATCGAGGTAACGTCGCTACGGATGCAGGTTGAACAACTGCAGACCGCACTCAAGGAGGCGCAAGACCGCGTCAAGGCGCTTGAGGACAAGCATGAGCCGAAGGGGCCGCCCAAATGACCTATGACCGGATCGTGATCTCGTCGGGCCACGGCAAGCACGTCTCGGGAGCCGTGGGCTACATCGACGAGCACCAGGAGGCGGTGCGGGTGGTCGATCGCGCGGCCCAGTTCATGCGCGAGGCCGGCGTCGATGTGACCACCTACGAGGACACGGTATCAACCTCGCAGAACGAGAACCTCAATCGGCTGGTTGATTTCCACAATTCGCGCGAGCGCCAGCTTGATATCTCGATCCACTTCAACGCCTACGACGGTAGCGGCCACGGCACCGAATGTCTGTACGTCACGCAGGAGGAGCTCGCGGACGACGTGTCGGCGGCGATCGCTAGCTGTGGGTTTACCAACCGTGGCCCCAAATACCGCAGCGATTTGTTCTTCCTGAACTCAACGAGCGCGCCGGCCATTCTCGTCGAGGTCTGCTTTGTCGATAGCCAGACCGACGTGGCGCTTTACCAGACCGGTTTCGATGCCGTCTGCCGGGCGCTCGCTGAGACGATCGCGGGCGTGACGATCCCAGGCACGCCGGGGCGGCCCGATCGACCGGACCCGCCTGAGCCGCCGGCTTTCGAGGTGGAGACCGGCACGGTGTCGTGGTTTGGCGGCCCAGAGGACGCCGGCGTGTCGCCGAGCGAGGGGCTGGCGTTCATCAGCAGCGTGTCGCAGAAACCGGAGCTATTCCTGCCCTCGCAGCCGCCCGGCACGACCGGGCTCGCGCGCCGGCTCAATCCGCATGTGCATTTTCTGGCGATGCGGTGGGACTACGACCAGCACTCCAAGGCCGAGCTCCTCGGGCTCAAGGCCTTTGTGCGCAACCCGCGCACCGGTTTCGGCGTTGTCTGCATGCCGGCTGACTGGGGGCCGAATGAAAACACCGGCCGGCTGGTCGATGTCTCGCAGAGCGTGATGCAGGATCTCGGGCTGGAAACCGACGATACGGTGGAGGTCACCTTCCCGGCATGATCGACAAGGTCCGATCATGGTTCTCGGAAAACCAGACCCTCGTCTATTTTCTGGTGGCGCAGGCCATTGCGATCGGCGCGGCGGGTTTGAGCGTCACCGCCTACATGGTGCGGCTGGAAACGCGGGTCGTGACGCTGGAGGTGCGCGGCTCGCCGCATCTCGCGGAGATCAACAATCGCCTGACGGTTCTCGAAAAAGAAACCGAACGCAACACCTCGCGGCTTGAGCGGATCATCGATGTGATGACCAAGGAACTGCACATCAACCCGTCGAAGTAGGGAGCTCGACCATGGGTGCCAATATCTGGTTCTGGCTGATCTACGTGATTGTGCTGGTTTTCGGCGTTTGGGGTGTCGGACCCTGGACAGCCGAGCCCAATCCCTATCGCACGTTCGGCTCATGGATCGTGTTGTTCATCCTGATCGGCCTGCTCGGGTGGCACGATTTCGGGAGCCCCATTCGCTGACGCGGAGACGGGGTCGGACGCTCCGTCCTATGAGCGGATGCAGCCGCTGCAGCCCTACCCGCCGCGGCCGCCGCCGATCTGCAAACCGTGCTGAGGTCCAGCAACAGCAAACGCTTTGCCGATCATCTAACTGTTCACGGCTTGAGCGACGTGGGCCGAAATCCACAAAGGAAATCGCGCGGCAGACCTCTCCCGACTTCCTCCCAAAATTGGCGAGAAATCCGGTCGAGCGCGACGCCGGCTGGATACTCTACGTTCCCATCCGGCTTGACGCAGATTTCACCGGCGGGGGTTGAGACAGCGATGACGCAGGCAAATGCCGCGGTGTGCAAAAGCTCAAGCATACTATCGCTCCTCTGTTTGCCCATTTGCAGACGGCCGCACCAGCCCTGCCGCCATGTTGTCGATCTGCGTAAGCAGGCCGAGCAGATCAGGGAGAGGCTTCCAATCCGGCGCATCAATCTTGTAGTGTTTCTCCCATAGCGCCCAGGCGAGCCGGTAGGCGTAGTCGAGCGAGCTATCGGCTGGCTTGTCAAGGTTGGTTGGTACTCGGTCGCTCATCGCTTATCCTCGACCGGCTTGACACTGCGCCGTAGCGCGGCATCGAACACCTGCTTTTCGTCGGCGTCCAATTTCTGCTCATCACGGAACGCATCGCGCAGCGCGTAGAACTCTGCCCAGGTGATGACCGGGCACCGCTCACCCATCTCCGAGACAGCCGCATCGCTCGGCCGCGGCTGCCTGCGTAGATTGAAGCGAATGTCATCGTAGTAGCGCAAGAATGGCGCAGCGGCCGCCCGCAGCTGCGCGATCTCGGCATGCGCACTCTTGAGGATACCACGCCAGCCCGGCGGCATCGACGCAGTTTGTAGGTTGGCTAGTCCGTCCAGGACTTCTTGCGTGCTAGGAGGCATCTGTCTCACCGTCATCGACCGGCTTCGGCTGATCCGGTGCGATCACATATTTAACCGGCAGCGCGTCGCAATTGTCGCACTTGTCCCACACATTGTCTTCGCACCACTGGCGACCCTCATAGGAACTCCGATCACATTCGGCGCACCAGGGTTGCAGCCAGATAGTCGTGTGCGATGTCATCGTCACTTCACCTCATCATTAGCGCCGGCAGCGCCAGTACTGCCATCCAGCCCGCCGATAGTACTCCTTGCGCATGCCGTGCGCGGCACAGAGCTCGTGCGGAGCTCGCTGGTGCACCCGCGCGGGCGGTGCCTCCTCGGGCACGGGCAGCGGCAACGCCTCTGCACGGGCCGCTGCGGGCGCCGGCGCGAGCGTTACCCAGCGCTCGGCGAACGGCGGATCCGGCCGAGCGTTTAAACGGCCGGCGAAATCCCCCTTGGGGATCGGCAGGATCACCGGCGCCGGCGGCGCCTTGCGCGGGAGCTCGACGACTGCGGCGGCCAGCACCAGGGCCGAGGAGCCGGCGGCAACAGCCAGGGTGGCGTGGTGCATCATTGGCGGGGTTTCTTGCCGGTATCGTGGATGACCGTCTTTTCCGGGTCGATCAAGCCGGCCTTGCGGAGGTCGGCAGCCATCGTCTGTTCGTCCTTGCCGTAGATGATGGTCACGTCGAACGGCAGACCCATTTCGGGGCCCATGACGAATACCGGGTTGCCCTTTTTCAACTGCTGAATGTTTTGCTCGGTCAGGCCAAAGCCTAAGATCTCGCGCCCGCTTGAACTGGCAGCCTTGAACTTGATCATCATCCTGCTCCCTTGATGCGCGGGTTGCCCCTGGTCGCCGGGATGGTGTCGAACACCAGCTTGAGCGGCCGGGTCGCCTGGGCGAACTTTGCGCTGCCCGGCTTGAGATGGCGCCGCACCAGGATCCGCAACAGCCACGCGACCGGGCGCGGGATCTCGTCCCCGTTCGCCCAGCCGTGTACCGTGCGGATCGAGTAGCCGAGAAACCCGGCGGCGCCGGCCTGCGACAGGCCGAGCCGCCCGCAGGCGGCCCGGAATTCGTCCTTGTCCATTCGATTATTCCCCATGCTTTTCGCGGATGTGCTGCTCGATCACGCTGGGGGCGAACCCCCAGCGGCAGTGTGGGCATTGGACGCTGCCGCTGCGCGTCACCGGGCGGGCGGGCCGTTCCAGGACTTTCAGAGCGTTCTCAAGCGCGCGGGTCGAGAGGCCGGCGATGTTGTCCTCTTGAATTTTCCAGCGGACAGCGCCCCTCACGGCAAGGAATTGCGCCTCGGTCAGTTCGATCTTGTGGGCCATATTGTCAGTCCTCGGGCGGCTCAAGCGAGCGGGCGAAATCGGCCACCTTCTTCGCCAGCGGCCGGTTGACCTCGACCTGCCACGGCATCAGCGCCATCAGCTTGGAGCCGAGCTCTTCGCCGTGGTTTTCCCAGAAGCGATCGAGCAGGTTGCCGAGGCATTCGAGCTCGTCGGCGATTGCGCCGGCGTCGTCGGCCGCGCACTGCATGCGGGTGCTGCGGGGAAGCATGGTCGAGCCGAGGCGCTCGTCCTCGGGGTTGGTCGTTTTCCAGTTGTCATAGGTCATTGTCGTTCTCCGGTTGGATGATTGGACTTTGCGGGGAAATGCGGTGTTACACGTCCGGGATCAGGTCATTGTCGGCCGGGTCGTGGTTGCACGGCACGGGCCGGCGCTTGCGGATCGCGGTCACCGCCTCGATCCAGTGGGCGACCACGCGGCAGGCCTCGGCCTGTCCACCGGCGGCCTCGTTGAGGCGCAGCCATTCGATCGCGGTGTCGAGCTCCCAGTCGCCGGGGATCGGCGGCTGGGGCCGGAACGGGATGACGTTGTCGGTCATAGCGGGATCTCGTCGTTGAGCTCGTCGGTGATCGTGCGGTCGGCACGGTAGGGTGACGGGGCCTGCCCGGCCGCGACCGAGGCGTCGCCTTTCACGTAGGCCTTTTGGGCGCGGGTGGAGCGCTTGCGCAGCGTGCGGATCTTGAGCTCGCAGCGGACCAGCTTGCCGAGCAGTGCCTCGCGCTGGTCGAGGGCGCGCTCCAGCGCGTCCAGGGTGTCGGCGATTTTCTTCTGGCGTCGGATGGTCATGATTGAACCTCCTCGAAACCCTCGAAATTGTGCAGGCCTGAAACCGTCGAGAACGCCTGCCGCGACTTGATCCAGCGGAAGCCCCACACGTAGAACCGCTTGTTGAATTCGGACCAGCGCGGGGTGTCGTTGTTTGTCTTGATCCGCTGGACGTTGCACTTGCGGGCGTCTTTGGTCTGGATGATCACTGGGCCGCTCCGTTTCTGATGTCTCCATAATACGCAGATTTTGCGTATATGCAACACCTGCGTGATCACATAATATTACAGTCTCCGGTACCCGGCGACCGGCAGTGCGTTTAAACACCGCCCACGCCTAGGTTGACTTAAGGGCTGGTTCGTCAGAAAACTTGGTAAGGCGCTCGGCGCGTCGACCGGGCCCTAAAGAGCGAAGGGGATCGAAGCGATGGCAAAGCCATTTAGATTGTCGGTAAGTGTCGAGGAGCACGCGCTTGGGCGCGTGATGGCTGTCCTACATAAGACGCCCGGCGTGGTGAGGGTTGATCTGGAGCTCGGTGATGCACCGTCGGCAAAGAGCGCAAAGAGCAACGGCGCCGAGCCACATGAGAAGAAAGCGCGCAAGACGCGCTTTGTCGATCCAACCGGCGCCACCGGCAGGGACATTGTGATGAAGGTGTTGGCGAAGGCCAAGGCGCCAGTAACAAAGGGCGGCTTTGAGCAAGCCTTTGTCGAAAGTGGTCGAGCGGGATCTTCCTACGGCTCGGTTGTCTACGGTCTTCAGAATGAAGGCGTGGTGCAGAACAAAGGCGACGGCTACTCATTGACGAAAAAAGGCCGCGATCGCGCGAGGTACGTAAAATGAAAGTCAACATCTATCGCAACTACCGCTTCGTCGACAAGGATCCGATCATCGATGCCTTAAGAACCGTGGTCAAGTCAGAGCAGCATCTCACCAACGGTGCGGCCTCGGCGATCAGCGGCGTCGCGCCGACGACGTTCCACGGTTGGTTCGACGGCGCCACGCGACGACCCAACAACGCGACCTCAACGCAGGTTGCCGCCGCGCTCGGCTACGTGCGGCGCGACGAGCTCACCCGCGACGGTCAGGTCGTGGTCGGTTATGTTAGAGTGCGCGATCTTGATCTCAAGAAGGAGCGCGAGAAGATGGCCGACTGGATCTTGAAGCAGCGCGGGCCGAAAAAGAAGCGGGCGCAGCGCAAGAAGGCGAACGGGGGAGGATGAAAATCCCCGACCGGCTTGAGCCACACCGCATCACCACGGGTCACAACGGGAGCTCGCCGGGCTGGTCCTGCGGCGCCTTCGATCTGCCGGGGCCGTGCGGCGAGCGGCTGGTGATCATCGCTGACGACGGCCGCGACCCGGACCCGCTGCTTGGCGGCTGGAAGCACGTCAGCGTGTCGACCCGGCGGCGCAATCCGAACTGGCAGGAAATGTGCTGGGTCAAGGATCTGTTCTGGGATCCCGAGGACTGCGTCGTGCAGTACCACCCGCCGCGCTCGGTGTACGTGAGCCACCATCCCTATTGCCTGCATCTGTGGCGGCCGCTGCGCGAGCGGCTGCCAATGCCGTCGCACCTCCTGGTCGGGCCGAAAGCCGGGTGAGAGCATGAGCGCCAACGACAGCCTGTCCATGTGGGTCGTGTACGCGCATCCGCTCGATTACCCGGACAGTTTCGTTGCGCGCAGATGGACCGTTGGCCGCGGCGCCGGCGCGCCGACAGATGAGGTGATCGTGGCCGAGACGCTCCCCGAGATCCGGTTGGCGCTGATGCGCCGGGGGCTGACGCCGATTGCGCGCAACGCCGAGGACGAGCGGCAGATCGTCGAGACGTGGCTGTGAGGCTGGGTGAGACACGGGTGCGACACGCCAACCGCTACAGCTTTGATATCTCACGAGAAACCGGAAAAAACTGCCGCCGTTCCAGGGCGCCCAGCGGACTTTATGGGTTTCAACCGGAGCAAGTTAAGTGGTTGTTCCGCTTGCATTTCCACTAAAACGGTCCATAGTGGTCCCGCTCGGTTCTGGGCGATTTAGACCCCCTGGGTGCGACACGGGTGAGACACGAGATGGGCAAGCCGATCACCAAGAAGGATCTCGAAACTCCCACCGGGCGCGCCAGCGCGCGCAAGGCCGGGCGGCTGGTGCCGCGGGGCCGACCCTACTGCGTCGTGATCGTGCCCGGTGTGCGGCTCGGCTATCGCTGCGCCGCGGGCGGCGGCACCTGGGTGGCGGTGACCGGAGACGGCAAGGCACGCTCGCGCCAGAAGGTGATCGCGACCGCCGACGACAGCGTCGCCGCGGATGACTCGAATGTCCTGGACTACGAGGGCGCCACCAGGGCCGCGCTGGCGATCGGCCGCGGCGGCGGTCGGGCCGGCGAGGCGCCGTGCGATGATGGCCCACTCACGGTCGAGGGCGCCGTCGCGCGCTACAAGGCCGCGCTTGAGCGGCTCGGCGGCGACACCGGCAACGCCACGCGCGTGACGCACAATCTGCCGCGCTGGCTCGCCAAGAAACTCGTGCGTCAGTTGACGGTGCCCGACATCCAGAATTTCCAGGACCAATTGCGCAAGACGCTCGCGCCATCGGGCGTCAACCGGCTGATGAATGCGTTTCGCTCCGCCCTCAACGATGCGGCGCGAGATCTCCCGCGGCAGATCACCAGCACGCAGGCGTGGCGCGGCGTTCCCAATCTGCCCAACGCGCAGGTTGCCAATAACGTCATCTTCAACGACAGCCAGATCGATACCCTGGTGCATGCGTGCCGCGACCAGCACGGCGAGCGATTTGGCCTGTACGTCTGGGTGCATGCCGAGACGGGGGCGCGGACGGTGCAGGTTGAGAAACTCAACGTCGGGAGCCTGCGCGACCAGACCGCTGTGCCGTCGCTGCTGATGCCGAGCGCGAACAAGGGGGACCGCAAAGGCAACAAGAGAAAAATCAGGT